CCCTCATCAGAGGTAGTTTGACCAGTGTAATCCGTCACTTCAGAAGTGCTAAAGGTCGTGCTACCTCCGTCAGATTGTGTTTCACTAGCGATTGTCGATCCATCATATCTATATTCAAGCGAGTAGGTCTCTCCTCCATTTTCATTGATTTCATTACTGTAGCGCGTTTCGAACAGCGTTGTATATGTTGCTTGATTGTCGCTATTAGGATTAGCAGTTATAGTTGAAGATAACCCAGATGCGTAATTAACATCATTACCATCGCTAATAGTTTGTAGCAATTCATAATAACTTGTCGAGTATCGGTGTTCATCATAGCCACTATTCTCCCCATTAGTGTCTATTGTATCGATGCTCACTATCGATAATGCGCTGCTAGATGTTGCCGAAACAATGCTAATTGATCCGTTATTAACACTTCCCGAACTAACATATGAATAAGAATTGTTGCCTTGAAAAGTAGACCCAGAGCTTGAGCCATCCAATAATGTGTTGCGAAGATTTGCTAGAGTGGTCGTTCCTCCGCTCTTATAACTATAGGTCGTGATCTCTTCTCCGTTGTCATACTTCGTCCTAGTTATTAGAACACTGTCTGTACTTATAGTATTGCTATCTGTGAATTGTGATTGATTCTGAGAAGATGAAAAACTCGAAAAAGTTGATGTATTATCCGATGAAGTTATTGCGCTCGAATTTGAGCTGCCGAATGTAACATCTGTATTTGAGCTAGTAGATAATTCACTAGTAGCTTCAGAAAAAGAACGAAAGCCATCTGCTCCTCCTCCTTCGTTAGTATATTTACTATGCGCTGATACGCCGAAAGGGTTATCAGTATCTGTTCCTTCATCCGTGTAAAATGATGAACGCTCGTAGCTTTCACCACTATAGAGGCTAGCAGGTTTTAGATAGCCAGAGGAGGAAGCTACAAAAGTAAAAGCATTGCGAGATCCCATTTTCTAAGCACTTGTTACGTCCCACCTCCAGAAGATGTCTGAGTCGTATTCTCCTATCTCTACAGATGACTTTGGATTCTCGTAAGCTCTAACGATATTAGCATTTAGATTAGTAGATACTACCTGCTCCCATTGTAGATTTTTAATTACTGCAATTAGTATCTCTATTCTCGGAGGGATTGCATTTTCTCTAAACTCGTAAGAGTCAGGAGGAGAGCCTAGGACTTTATATTCGGCAGAGTTAATTCCAGTCGCAGAAGCGTCTACGTCGATAACTAAATATTGTAAAGAAGTAACAGCCGAATGAGTGATTGAGTCTACTGGGACGACTAGTTCGTTGTTTATAGTTCCAGCATTTATGGAGATACCGTCTTCTGTAATGTCTCTAATTTCAAAGGGATGGTAAGTCGCAGACACGCCACTAGCTCCACTAGGGAAGATTGTTAAAGCGCCAGACTGATCCGCTCTAACTTGTATCCCTGCCGCACCTTTAGAATTAGTAATCGCGTTAATCGTATCGATCAATTCGTTAGCCTTGTCAGTGTCTACGAGTGAGGGACTCTCTCCCTTTGTCAGTCTCTTGATCATATTAAACTTTTACAGTTCCTATAATTTCATAGGTTTTTTGCATGAAGATATTCCCTGCGTATACCGAGCTAGAGATTTGAACTTTAGGAGAAGGAGCTGCTGCCGTGAATGCGAATGTCTGCTCATTGTCAATGGATACGTTTTGAACTGGGTTAGCAGTATTACCGAAATATCCGCAGTTGTAATCTCCGTCCCCGACTGATTCAGGAGACGTAGAAACTGGGAAGCTAAGATCTATTAATCCGTCTTTTCTATTCGCTAAAGCTATTGACGTGAAAACAGTTTTTACACGACAAGCTGCGTTAATAGTCCCCGACTTTTCTTTAGTATCGACGAACCCTTCCGTCGAGAAATTATGCAAATCAGCAGTAGATTGAACATTTAAAAACGAGTAAAGATAAGAAGTCCCGATAGATATCCCTCCTCCTCCTATGACAGCTAGACCCCAGAACTTGACGTAGGGAAGTTGAATGACTTCAAAAGTGTAAGATGTAGGAGGGACGACAGCGTATTTAGAGTCGATCTCGAAGATTCCGTTACCGATGTCGCTAACAGACTCTTCGTACAAAAAATAACTAGTCTGAGTAGTGTGCGCAGTTCCGATAGGCGTAGGAACGTATGCCGACTTATTCTGTACAGACTTCTCGACAAAAACATAAGACTCAGGGAAGTTTACGTCCTTAATGAAGAAGTTAGACTCTGAGTCTAAAATTACTCGCCCCGTTAAGGGGGAGTTTGAAGGCATGTCATCTGTTCTAGCCATATCTTATTGAGAAACGAATTTACCCTCTAGGGTTTTGTTAATTTTTTCTAGGAGACCTTCTGTTCCGTCCTTATCAATCTGCTTTTGTAAACCCGCCTGCATCTCTGCCTCAGTAAATTTTTTGCCCTTCTTCCCTCCGACGAACTGCTGAAAGCCTCCTCCAGCCATTCTTTCGAATCGGATGTCTTCTTTCTTTCCTGCTAGGTTCGAAGCCTTTCGAAGATCCTCTCCCGTTAGAGAGCTTCTCTTTTTTTCTTCGACTGCCTCTCCAGTTTTATTAACGAGCAGAGTCGCCTCCTCTTGTGAGACATTAAACTCCTTCATAGTTTTAACGATCTTATCTGCAAGCTCTGCTCTCTTTTCCATAGAAGCCTGCGCTTCCTTGTCGCCGTTCGCTTGAGCGCGGAGAGCTTTAAGCTTCATCTCGTTAATTTTCTTCTCTAGTTCTACGAGCTTCTCTTTTTTTTCTTTTTCTCCTCCTGCTCCCCCTGCTCCTCCTGATCCTCCTGATCCTCCTCCGTTTAGAGCTTCTAGGCTAGCTTTAGCAGCATCTCTAGCTTCCTTCGCTGCCTTGCGTGATGTCTGCAGTTTAGCCTCTTCTGCGTCTGCGGCTTCTTTCCAGAATTTAGCAGGATCGTAAGACATCTCGAACTCCTCCTGCTCCGCTTGTCTTGCTGCGAAGTATTCCCCGAAAGATTTCGACCCCTTCTCTAAATCCTTAGTTAGATCGTCGTTTAACTTGTCCGTATCGATTAGATCTATGTTTATCTTCGGGATTTTGTTTAGCTTCTCTAGCATGGGATTAATAGACTCTGCTAGAGTTATCTTTAAGAGTGTTCCGATTAGTCCTATCGTAGATCCTAGCTTGTCGTAGAAAAAGTCAGAGAAAGCACCGAAGCCATTTCGAGCAAAAGCTACAGAGTCCATTATCCCTTTTATCATCGAGACTCCTAGATTCGCGCCCGCCTCCATGATTCTAAAGCCTAGCTTTTTTAACGCAGCGCCGTCTGCCTCTCCTGCGATTAGTTCGCCGACTGCGATAGTCGCCTTGTTTTTAAATCTCTCGATAGTGTCTGCTGCCTTATCTAAGGCGACCTGAGTCTCTGCGTCCATTATCCCGTAAGTGTTTTTAATGTCCTCAGCCATCTTCCCGTAGCCTTCTTTATCGAGTCGCTTAAAAACCTCGATAAGTCTGCCTGCATTTTTTTGACCGAAGATTTCGATAGCCGCAGTCAATGCTCCCTGCTGATCTGTCGCTCCCGCGATAGCTTTACCAATTGTCTGAAACTGCTCCTCTGGACGCATCTTCCGCAGATCGTCTACGTTTAAGCCTATGCGCTCGAATGCTCTGACGTAAGTAGTGAGACCCTCCGAGCCTTGCACGACCGCCTTCTGCATAATGACGATAGCCTTCTCCATGCTTTTAGAAGCGCCGCCAGCGTCTATGAGAGCGCCCCTAAAGACCTGAAACTCTTCTGTAGCGAAGCCAGTGTTAGCTGTGACGTCTGAAAGCTCCGATCCGAGCTGTATCGCTCGACGGGATAGTAGAGCGAAGCCCGCCGCAGCAGACGCTAGTCCCATCTTAGCGAGCTTGTTAGATGCGTTTATAACGCTCTTACTAAATTTTCCGACGCTAGTCTTAGCCGTATTTAGACCAGTCTGGAAAGCCTTAGAGTCTAGTCCTATTTTTGCGAGTAATGAGAAATTAGCCATCTTCTTTTAATCTGTTAAGTTCGTTAGCTCGCGCCTGTTGAGTGATTGCATTACGAGGGGAGTAGCTCTCCGAGTTACGCTGAACGATGCGCTGCAATAGCTGCAGAGCCGTCGATAGTGATAGATCTAGTATCTCGCCTAGAGTCCAGCCGTAGTTAGACGCTAGGCTATCTACGAGCGTCATAACGGAGACAGAGCTATCGACGTTCTCGGAAACCTTGCTAGAGCTAGAATTAGGGGATGCAGGCATGTCGTTAAAAGCAGCGTTAAAATAGCAGATAAGCTCCTGCCTTACTATTTCATGCTCTCTAATCATCTCCCCTACTTTTCTAGCATATCGACCTTTAAAGAATGGTCGATCGTTCGATAGCATGAAGACGAGAGCTACTAGATCATCTAGTCGAGGCTCTTCTCCCTGCGCTAATCTGTTCTCGGTAAACTCTAGATTAACTAGATCTCGAACAGTGATCTGGCGTAGCGACAAGCCCGCGATGTCTTGATCGACTCCGACAATAGCTTCGAGCCGCAGCCTTTTTTCAAAAGCTGCGGCTTCCGCGATGCGCTTGTTAGCGGCATCATTAAAACTGACCGCCTTTATGCGCATATATTTTTATGCGTTAATCTCTACGTAGCCGCTAATTGAGTAGCGACGATAGTCTGCTTGAGTCTCTGTAAGATCTACGCCCGTAACGATTACAGTTAAAAGGTCATAAACTACTGCTTCTCCCATTGTAGGAGGAGCTGCAGCAGCTCCCATCTGAACAGTTAGCGAAGCCTCCTGACGTTGAGGAACTATAGTAGAGCCTAAAGGCTCGCCGTTTCCGTCGTCGAGATCTACGCGATTAGCGGGAGTCGTGAGCGAGAAGCTCTCGACGACCATTCCGTCGAAATTTGCAGTTTTGATACCGAAGAGCTGATCTCCGTCTTGTACAATAGCCATAATTTAAATAATTGAAAAATTTAGTGTTGAGGGTTCAAAAATACTTTTACTGTCAATTTTTAGAACTCATCCGATTTTATCGTAAACTTGATCTCGTAAGTAAGAGTCGAGACTGCGAGATCTCCGTCTACTTCGAAGTCAGTCCCTGTCGGACGCATATACTTAACCTCGTAGTAGGGAAGAATAGAAGAGCCTCCTCCGTCGAGTGTAGACCAATTATCCGCGTTTAAGAGCATCGCTCCTCGAACCTGCTCGCGATAGGATCTATGATTCGTCTGCGTTCCGTCTATCGCAGCGTCTGATACGATCGATATCGAGAGCGTCAAATTATACTGCGTATATTCTAGAACGCCTCCTGTGACTGAAGTAGGAGGATCTTCTGCAGATCCGATCTCTGCTCGTATCGATAGACGAGGAGAGACGAAGCTATCCTGATCTAATGAAGCGAAGAAGCTCGCGGCGGGAAGTCCTGTCGCAGTCCCTAGGAAGACCTTTGCGGCGTCTTCGAAGTTAGTCTCTAAGTCTAAAAAGCCCATGTCTATCTCTGATATTCTGAAGCGCAGTCGAGTCTACGAGTAACTCCGACGGAGTCGTCGTGAACTCCTACGACCTTGTAGTTAGTAGTTCCGTCCGTTAAGATCATTCCCTTCGAAGGGAGAATCGAGTAGTCTGCGCGAGCGATGTAAAACTTCGTGTCGATCATCTCCTCGCGTCCGTCCTCGTAGATATCGAAGCTAGACTCTGCGTCTTGCTTGTTCGCCGAGTAAGTCTCTCCGTTACTAGGGAGAGAAGTTAGCGAGACGTTTATCTGCGCGATCGCGAACTTTAGATTATCTGATATCAAATCTGTTAGGCTCATTTACTAATAGCCTCTATGTAAACACGAAAAAGCCTCCTGCTTTCGCGGGAGGCTTTTAGCTTTTTGTGATGCTCCCCAGCATCGTTTAACTACTGATTAAATTAATATCCCATGCAGAGTTCGTATTCTGGAATAAGATTAAACGCGCAACGCTCCTCGAACTGCTTAAGGCTCATTACTGAAACCACTACTCCGAAGTCGGAAACCTCGCTTTGGTATTTATCGATGTAATCGAACTCGAAAGATTTAACATAATCGCGAGCTTTTGTGATCGCATTTTTAGCGGAAGAATAAGCGTGAACTGTTGTCCATCCGTCGTCGCCGTTAATCATTGTTACGTATTTGATATCTGCTTTTTTCATGTCGTGTTTTTTTTGTAGTGTTAAGTTCGAGGCGTGAATCGCTCCGATATGACAGATAAAGAACTACGAAATATAGGACGTCAATGTCTATTTTCACTATTTCTTCACTTTCTTTTTAGACACAAAAAAGCCTCTCCCGATTAAAGGAGAGGCTGATAAGTGAATCGAGATCGATTAAGCGTTCGCGCCTGTGAGCTTTTCGCAGGCGTTTGTGTTAATGATAACCTCGTCTACGCTATTAAGAACGCGCATTACGTCGCTCTTGATAGGCTCGTCGCGATAAGTCTCTGCGCTGAACACGCCGCCGTCTGGACCATAAGAGAGAGTCCGACCGAAGCCGCCGTTAGCGAAGTCGCCTCCTGCTACTTGACCAACGAAGAAGTGACCTGTAGACCAGACCTTCGAGCGAGCGGCTGCTTTACCCTTAGCTGCGCTATTGTAGCGAGTCGGGCAGATGATGATGTTGCTTACGCCGAGAGCGTCGAGGATAACTTGACGGTTAGTATACTGACCGTTGCCGTTAAAGATCCCGCGAACGTCGTCCGTGTTGATCATCTTGTTGAACAGAGAAGTCTCGATGATAAGAGAGAGACCGTCATAGAAGCCGTTCCCGTTGAGGCGCTCAACTGCGAGCTGAATGTCCTCGATAGGAAGAGCAGTGTCCTTGCTGTTGAACGAAGCAGTAACTGCTGTAGCGTTGAAGGCTGCGCCGTTCATAGCTGCTGCTGCACGTAACTCATGACCTACCATGATGTCGCGCTGTAGCTTCTGAGCGATAGCTGCGGCTGCGTCTGTAACGCCGTCGTCGCTTGCTTTCGATGCGTCCTCGTCGGGAAGAAGACCCTCTAGAGCGTATTGCTTACAGGAGTAGTCTTGCTGACCGTATGCGAAGTCACGACGTGCGAAGGCAGAGCCTGCAGCGCGAACTTTAGAAGCGTTAAGGTCGAACTGATCGTCGCCGAATACAGGATACTGACCGTTCTTAGTCGCGACATCGCGAACAGGGAGGATCTGAGTTCCTACGAATTTGTTCTCGCCGATCTTGTTAAGAGCCTCGGATAGAACAGGATTGAATGTAGCTGAAGTATATAAGCTCATATCTAATTAATTTCTAATGATTAAGAGTGAATAGGGAGAACCTCGATGACGTCGCCGTCTGCAGTTGCTTCCGTGAGAGAGATTCCGACCTTGTCGCCGCTAGAGCCAGATGCGCTTACTTTGCCAGATGCGTCGCCGTAGACGATGTCACCGATAGAGAGAGCTTCTGCAGCAGTAGCGAAGGCAGAGCCGCCGCCGTGAATGAGAGAGATAGTAGCTGCTTCGCCAGAAGCGACAGGAGCGACAGTATATCCGACTTTAGGCTCGGCAGCAGTTGCAGTCGCTTTCACGATAGTTCCTGCGGATTGAACTTTTACGAGCAAGTAAGCATCGATAGCTTCACTTGCTACGAAAGAGCGTGTGGTATTTTGAACAGTTGTAGCTGACATAATTATTAATATTTTGGGTTAGATTTTAAAGAGTTCTGGGCGCTCTTTGCCTAGGCGAAGAGTCGCTGCGAACTCAGAAATATTTTTTTCTTTAGCGAACTCGGAGATAGCCTTCGAGCGGCTCGCTTTACTAGGCTCGTATAATTCGTCGCCCTTAGAGGCTTGGACTAGTTCCGATCCTTCGATGAGCTTTTCGAGAGTTGTAACTTTAGAAGATAGCTCCGAGGCTTTTACCTCCATCTCTTCTTCTTTCGCGCCCTTCTCCTCAAGCTCTCCATCTTTTTCTTCTAGGCTAGCTTTAAGCTCTGCGATCTCTTTTTTAAGTTCTTCGATCTCTTCCTCCATAGGACGAGCGTCTGGCAATGTTTTACTATCGCGAAGATCTTCCTCTTCGGGATCTTCGACGACTTCTTCCTCTTCGGGATCTTCGACTTCTTCTTCAGAGTCTTCTACGACTTCGGCTTCGGGAGCTTCTTCTACTTCGGGAGCTTCTTCGGCTTCGGGAGTTTCGTCGGCTTCGGGAGTTTCGTCCTCTTCGAGTTCCTCTTCCTTCTTCTCCGCTAGAGAGATTTTAATCTCTTCGAGTCGAGCTTCGGATTCGGTAACGCTTAGAGCTAGAGCTTTATTCTGCTCCTGTAGCTCCTCGTTTAGTTTTACTAGTTCTGCTTTTGTCATCTTATGAGTGGGTTTATTGTCAATCTGTGAAAATAGCCCTCGCTCATTTGCTGCAGGACTGTCTACGAAATCTGCGCTCGATACTTCCTCGACGCGAATAGAAGGATATTCGAAGAGAGCATCTTCGGGAGCTTCGTCCGAGGAGACGTCTCCTGTCTCGGTTGCCCATACTGCGTTAGCAGCGAAGACGATCGAGAGTCCGAATCGCTCAGGCATCTTCTCCGCTAGTTCGAAGAGCCTATTGTACTTCCTATTGTCGTCCTCTTGAAAGGACTCAAAAGCCTGAAAGTCTCCGAGTAGACGATCGCCTTCGATCCTAAAATTCTCGAAGAATCCGATCTCGCGAGTTAAACGATCGTCGAAGATCGCGCCGCGATGCGTGATATACGCAGGGAGCTTTGTTCCGTCTAGCTCGTCCTCGATAGTTTCGAGGGACTTTTTATCGACGAATAGACCATGTCCTAGAGCTGGACCAGCCGAGATCATAGCGACCGAAGTCATCGTCCCTGCTTCCTTATTAACTTGAGTCTCGCCGTTAGGCTCTACTCCGAATGCAAATTTTCTAGTCATACTTTTCTTCTCCTTGTCAATTTGTTTTAGTTTAGAGATTGCCCAGTTGACTCCCGAAGAGCCTCCCCAGGCGTCCCACATGAGACCGCCGCAGCCTTCCGAGTAGGGAACGTCCTTAATCTTTTGATGTCGCTTAAAGGACGCCATGCGAGCGATCGTCTCGCGGCTTAT